TCGAAGGACGAAACAAAGGACATAATTTAGATCAATTCTTGTTGTTGTTGCATTACTTGTTCTTCTGTAACTTCATCAACGCACTCCTGAATCACCTGATAGATGTAATCAATGTTCCCAACATCATCGAAGATACGTTCAAGAACTTCAGGATCTTCTACGTTATTGTTGTAATCAAATTCACCATCTTCATCCCTTAAATGACAATCATGCTTAGTGTAAATCCATGCGGCACAGTGTGCATCTTCACCTTGATTTGCAATGAGTTGATCAACTCGATCACGAAGTTGTTTGAGATTGTAGTTCATGATTCAGGAAAAAAGAGGAGTTACAGTGTGACGAATACAGTCACGATTACCGACATACTTATCAACCCAATTTACCAATCTGTCATTCTGTGCTCTAATACCTTTGTGTGTTGTTGGTTTGGTAGGTAATGTGCGATTGAAATCTTCAACAGTTCCATCACGATATTCGATGCGAATGTTGTAAGTTGCAGTGGTAGTTTTCATTTTACCAGTTGATCAGAGTTGCAATGTTTCCAAGTTTGTTTTGTTCATCTACAATTTCCATCGCGTGATTGTAGGTCTTGACTGAAACATAACGTGCTTTTCCTCTAGTTTCAGGAAACAATCCTAACACGTCGATGATGCGAACGGTGTTGGTCATTTTCATCAGTTGTTCTCAGTGAGACGGAAGATTGCAGAGATTTTTTGTTGAACTCGGTTGTATGTAATCTCTTCAGGAGTATCACTACCATCGAAGTGATCTTGATACTCAGACAATGCAGAATCGATCACATTCCATTCTTCATCAGTGAACAAACCTTTGTAAATTGTTGCGGACATTTCTTGAGAAGTCATGATAACGAATTGAAGAAAAAAATGAAAGAATTAAAGAGGAAAATTACATACCATTCATATACTCATGCAGTTCAGCAAAGTATTGTTCTTCAGTGTCAAATTGACGACCATGAATTACACAAGGAAATGTTTTCTTTTGAAACATTGTTGACGCAACTTGCACGTCTTGTCGATCATAACCCATCTGAACTAGGTTTTCGACGTAGGGGTTGTTTGTTTTGTTCATGATAGTATCATTGCATGGATCAACCGATAAATCAAGTCAAAAGTGCCAGTTCCTCAGTCGTCACACTGTCAATGCTCTCGTCTTGGTAGACTCTCACCCACTTGATCGGGCGACCGCTGGTCAAGCGCCAGATCATCATATCCTGCCCTTCATTCTCACCAGTCGCAAACCATGCTGCAGCAATCCGATAAGCGTGACTGATGCTTATGGTGTGATCAGCACCGTGCTCATCGAAACGATGCCAGTTGGCGGGTTGAACTGCGAACATGTGAAAGCATTTCTTTAACTTCCATACAATAAAGGCAAACGGACCCAGATCAAGAAAAAGTGGACGGTTTGCTCAACTGTCCACTAGACGGGGCAGGGAATCTCAGACTATAAAGAAAGCGTTTTCTTGCATTTTTATTTGGCACGAGCGTTGGATCGTTCTCGCCGTTCAGGATGCACGAAAAACATTTTATTCACCTAGGTCATGAATTACTGGTTTTTCATGTGCTAAGATCCGATAAAGTTCGGCATCTTGACCAGCACTCACGGGCATAAATTCTGTCTCGGGATTAAACTCTTCATCACGGATTGCTTGATTGATAACTATACTCCCATCGCTACCTGAGATCGATCGATGATATGTTCCAATGGGCACTACAAGTGCTCCCGACCGTCTATCTAACTTCACTATATGATAAGGAAACTTCCACTCTAAGTTAATCAATTCAAAAGTTCTTTGTCCACTTAATACGCGATTATGATCAATTTGATGATAATGAATATAAAATTGTTTTGCACCAACAATGTCATCAGGTGGCGAAATTGCTGGTCCCTCATGCACAACTAGGTCGGATGCGTTTGATTCTTCTACTGAAATATCGTAGAAGATAACTGATGGCGTCTCTCGAAATACTCGGTGTTTCTTGTACTGAACTCCACTCACAGTTTACCTGGCACAGTGCCACTATTTACCACGCGAGTGTAAAGATGTAGAGTGCCGTCTTGTTCACATTTAAGATGCCATCTTGTCATCTCGATAACACCATCCATCGTGGCGCCAGTCAACATTTGTCTGCCTTGTTTTGTCATCGTAGAGAACAAACCGAAACGAGTTTTCCAAACATAAAAAACATCGTCGATCAATGTTGCATTATCAGGCAATCCCTGCTCTTTACATACAGCAAGTTGATCTTTTTCCTTTTCGGTCATGAGAGTAACTTTGAAATGCTAATTGATGTTAAAAATCCGATCATAATCACAACATCGAAAGATTTTGTTCTCACAAAATATGGGATGGAGATTAGATCAGCAACGAGGTTAAGTATAACCCCAACTGTAACATTTATATGTAGAATTGTAAAGTATGCCAGAATCACCATAATACTTCCGATGATTCTAGCAGTTATATCAGGATGACTATTGATTCTTGTCTGCATATACAAAATTTTTAATTTGTCTGTCTAATTCATAATAAACTGACCACAACTTTTCTGACATATGTTTTTCAAATTGATTTCCTTCGATTAACTTGAGAATGTTAGATGTTTGCATTTGAGCGAACATTAGACGATCAATTTGTGGGATTCTCTTCATGTGGTATTGCCTCCTCAATAATAACCTTGATCTCTTTGCCTGCCGACGTATAAGAAGATGGGGAAACTAAAGAGACCAAAGATTGCTCCCATTGCAACTGGTGCAGGAGCAAACGAGAGGAGAAAAAAGAGTCCTGATATAGCAGGAACTACGAGTGCAAGTGCCAAGGAATACTTAGCAGCACGTTTGATTTGTCGCTTAGAAAACATTAGTCCAACGGGTGTGATTTGATTTAGAGATTCTACCTTCATTCAACATATTATCGCATACTCGGCAGAAAACTTCAAACTTTTGTTCTCGGGTCAAAGTATCTGCCCCGTCACATTGTGACATGATTCGAGTCATTTGTGCCTTTTGAGTGATCATGATCAGAGATAAAGAAAGGAACCGTAAGGGTCACAAACGTGACAGTTATTTGCAAGGAAGTCGATCATAAACCGAACTCCTTTTGCTGGTGCTTTGTATGATGCTGGTTTGTAACATTCACCAGTTTTGTTGTCCACGAACATCCAGCAAGAACGTCCGTTGATTCTTCCTTCACTACCTACAAGATAAGACCAGATTTTGATATATTTTCGACCAACTTCTACCTCCAGTTGAGTATAAACAGAACGACCATTTTCAAGTGAAAGAACTTTCCACTCATTGTTCAACACTTCGATGAGACTATCAACCAGAAATTCGGATTTAGTTTGAGTGATTGTCATTTGAAAAAGTTCAGAAAAAAGTGGATAAGTTTTTGTCAGCACGCCATCCCCATTCCAGAATTGTAGAACTGAGGGATCATCGAATCATCGGTGACTTGATAACCATAACCCTCAACACGACTGCGAACCTCACGATCAAAATCTTTCTTGTTGATATAACTCTTAGACTGAGTTTTACCAAAGAAAGTAACAACTTTGAGCATCAGACGATTGTGAATCTCACCCGTGTGAAATTTGACGGGATAGAAGTCAACAACCATGTTTCCAGATTTGGCGGTGAGTTGCATTTGGTGTGAATCCCTTTGACTCTTCTAATATACAGACCCTGGCACCTATTGGCGACCAAAGTGGACAGCGCGCGAACCGTCCACCGAATCCATAATTGTTTGCTCCAATCGACTAATACTTGCTTCAAGTTTAGCAACGGAGCGATCTAACCTTGCTACCTCATTAGAAAGCGATGTAGAGGTGTTTAGGGTCAAGAACTTGAGAATCTTCATTGGTGTAGTGTGTTTCTGAAACGGGGACAAATTCATCTTCGGCGATGTCGTAAACTGTGACCTCCTGTTGTAGTGTCTCATTGGAGCAAACTTGAAGTTGCTCGAGCAATTCCATGTAAGTCATTTTGAAATTCGGTAATAATCGATGGATTTGATGCACCAACCTGCGGCACATGTGATCTCTTCAATTAGATCATCTTCATCATCTGCTTCCCATGGACCCAGACAATCTTCGATCGTTTGTTGTTGACAAAGAAGAGG